TCAGTTGCTATGAATTTATCTACAGATAAAGCAGAGTTTTTAAAGGTAGGTATTGGTACAGGGGGTTTAGCTCCTGATGGTTTACTTCATGTAATGTCTGTAAGTGCAGGATCTGTAACATCTAACACGTCTGCAAATCTTCTAACTTTAGAAAACTCATCTGATTCAGGTTTATCTATTTTATCAGGATCTTCTTCATCAGGTAATATATTCTTTGGGGATGTAGATGATAATGATGTAGGTATTATAACTTACGACCACTCTACTAACTCTATGTTTTTTGGTACTAATGGTGCTAATACAATGAAGTTAGATCAAAGTGGTAACCTTAGTATATCAGGTGTTTTAACTGAAGCTGATGATAGGTATCATCTTGATGAGTATTTTAAAGATATACCTTATAAAGATATACAAGAAACTGAAATAACTCAAGCTTCATCTGCAACAAATGCTGTAACTAGTCACACTAAATTAGCTAGAATTACTACAGTAGCTAATGACTTAGCTGCTAATGACTCTCAAGAGTTTACATTTAACAGTAACATGATATACTCTAAGTCTTATGTGCAGGCTATTCTTGTTAACACTAGTGCTACTATAGCTGATAATGCTAGTGTTGTTGTAACAGCTTATGATGTAGCAGATGGGTCTTGTAAGATTAGAATAGCTAATACTGGAGTAGATATTGCTAGTATGACATTTACAATTCAAATTACAATAGATCCTCATATTATAGTTAACCCTAATTGGTTCATATCTGGTACTAACTCTATAGATGAATTTTTACAATACGGTGGATCTAAACCAGGTGTTCAGTTTTTTACTGGAAGCCTAGATAATGATCAAATGATTCTTAGACCTAAAAGATCTAATTTAGGTAATAATAGTACTGTAGGTAATGTTTCGCCTTGGAGAGATGTACTTTTTACACCTAGTGATCAAATAGATCTTAATATAGGTTTTTCTACTGGTGCAACTATTACAAATCAAGCTATATTTGCTGGACTCAATCTTGGTACAGATCGTGGTGTTATTGCAGATAATGATGATAAAGCTTATTTTTTATACGCTACAGATGATGATTTAGGAACTTTAACCACTAATGCTAACCTTCATTTTATATACAGTGTAGCAGGTACTGATTTTATAACAGATTTAGGAATAACAGTTACTGCTAGCACTGTTTTTAAATTAAAAATTTCTTTTGATGAAAACAGACAAATTAGTGTTTTTGTAAATGGTGTTCAACATGGTTTAGTTACAACTGCAACAGCAGGTGGTGCGACTCAATCTGTAGCAACAACAAAATCTTTAGCAATGACTAGTACTGCTGCATTATTACCTTATGTAGGTATACAAAATTTATCAGCATCTGTACATACTTTTCATGTTCATTATGTAAGAATCTCAAGAGTAATATAGTATAATTAAATTTAAATTAAATAAATATGGAAGCAATAAACCCTATTATAAGAAAAATAACAATAGGGGACTTAAAGCAAGGACTGACTTATCAGGTAGGTCAAAAGATGCTTGGAGGTTCACTAGAAGTCACAGCCATAATACAAGATGAGGCTGCGTGGTACAAGCATCAACAGGTGGTGTATGATGTGTATGTAAAGAAAGATGTAGAGGAGTTTTCAAGACCTTGGAAAAGGTTTTTCTCTCAACCTACAGCTATAGAGTATAACACTGCAGTACTGGAAGAAGAGTACGAAGTTAAGTAAATTTAAAATAAATAAATATGAAGCCAATTAAAGACCTTTACTGGATAGAAGTGGTAAAGCAAACTGAAGATACTATTAACTTAAATGGTATTGAGTTGTATAGAGACACGTCTTATGATCCAATGAAATTAGCAAGACAATTTGGAGTGGTTTATGAAACACCTATACATAGTGATTTAAATATACAAAAAGGTGATAAAGTTTGGTTTCACCATTTTGTTGCAACAGATGCTAATAAAGTAAAATATATTAATGACAAAGATGTCTATCAGGCTAATTCAAGTCAAATATATTTAGTTGAAAGAGATGGTGAAATGATACCAATAGGTATTTGGAACTTTGTAAAACAAGAACATAAAGAAGCTGAAAAAAGTGAGTCTGGTATATTTTTAGAAAGTTCAGCTTCTGATGTAGAACTCCATGGTCACGCTGTATATATAAATGACTGGATGAAAGATCAGGGGGTTAAGAAAGGAGATAGATTATTTTTTAGTGAGAACTCTGAGTATGACATGGATATAAATGGAGAGTCTTTACTTAGAATGAGAAACTTTGATATTCTAGCTGTCTATGAAGAATAATAATTATGCACTTGATACTCTAGAAAGATTAATAGAGGCAAGTAAAGGAGCTATAGATCTTCTTATAGAAGAGATTAGTAAACCCTTAATAGAAGAAGATGATGCTAAAAGAAGACAAGCTATAAAAGCAAAAAGAGAATGCTTCGAGGACTGTCAAGAAATTCTTTTAGGAATAAAGAATCTTGAAGATAGAATTAAAGAAGGTGAAAATTTAATAGAAGAAAAAAAAGACTTTAAAGGGTCTTTTGCTGAAAGGTATGCAAAAAAATGATAAAGTATATTTAATAGAAGGTAGTGAGGGTGAGGTATTAGAGTTTGACAACTTAAATATAGTTATACCTAAAAAGCCTAGATATAAAAAAGATATACTGTATTATAACTTGCCTAAGAAAAAACAAAAGTGGGTTAGGCAAGATATACCAAAGGGACTAACAAGAGAAAATGCTACAGACTATGTGGACTACATAGATGAGGAGTTTAGAAGAAGAAGAGATGGTCTGTGGTTTTATAATAATGGTGTTCCAACTTATATCACTGGGTCTCATTACATGTTTCTTCAGTGGAGTAAAATAGATGTTGGTTATCCTGATTACAGGGATGCTAACAGGACGTTCTTTATTTTTTGGGAAGCGTGTAAAAACGACAAGAACTCTTACGGTATGTGTTTTCTTAAAAACAGACGTAGTGGTTTCTCATACATGGCAAGTAGTGAAATAGTTAATTTAGCTACACAAGTATATGATAGCAATTTTGGTTTATTGTCTAAAACAGGTGCTGACGCTAAATCTATGTTTACAGATAAAGTAGTTCGTATATATAGAAGTTATCCTTTCTTCTTTCAACCTATACAAGATGGTTCTAGTAACCCTCGTGTAGAGCTTGCATTTAGAGAACCAGCTAAGAAAATAACAAAGAATCAGAAACATATAGAAAAGTCTGAAGCACTTAACTCTATTGTAGATTGGAAAAATACTGCTGATAATAGTTATGATGGTATGAAGCTTAAACTTCTAGTACATGATGAAGCAGGTAAGTGGACAGGTCAAAACTCTATAAAGAAAAACTGGAGTGTAACACAAACTTGTTTACTACTAGGTAGAAAGGTTGTGGGAAAGTGTATGATGGGGTCTACTGCTAACAAACAACAGGATGGTGGTGCAGAGTTTAAGGATATATTTTACGACTCTAATATAGTTGATAAAGATCTTAATGGTAGAACTAAGAGTGGTTTATATAAATTATTTATACCTGCTTATGATAACCTAGAGGGCTTTATAGATGAGTATGGTTACAGTGTTATAGATACACCAGATAAGCCTGTAATTGGTATTGATGAGATGAGTATTGATGTTGGAGCTAGAGATTATATACAGAATAGAAGGGATGCTTTAAAGAATGATACCACAGCATTATCTGAATTTAAAAGACAGTTTCCATTTACTGTAGAAGAGGCATTTAGAAATGACACACAAAGTTGTATATTTGATGTCGAAAGAATCTATCAACAGATGGATTACAACGAGGTTAATAATAGTCCTACAACAAGGGGTGAGTTTGTTTGGAAGAATGGCGTACAAGATAGCGAGGTTATATGGATACCTCACAGAAAGGGTAAATGGGAAATTACTTGGGTTCCAGAAGTTCAAAACCAAAATGTTATTACATCTAGGTATAACAAAAAGTTCCCTGGTAGATCAGATGCTTTGGTTGCAGGATGTGACCCTTATGATCATGATACCACTACGGATGGTAGAAGGTCTGATGCTGCTGCTCATGTATTCCATAAGTTTAGTATGGCAAGCGATGCGTCTATGCAGTTTGTGTGTGAGTATATTAATAGACCTCCTAAAGCGGAGATATTTTACGAAGACATGATTAAGATGTGTGTATTCTATAGTTGTCAAATATTGGTAGAGAATAATAAAGTAGGAATATTAAAGTATTTTGAAAACAGAGGATACTACGAATACTTAATGGATAGACCAGATATGACTCACACAGAGTGGAGTAGAGGAAAGCAAAAAACAAAAGGTATACCTGGTTCAGGTGCTGCAGTTATAAATGCTCAAGCAGAAGCTATAGCAACATATATATATGACCACGTTGGTTATAATGCTAGTACAGGAGAAATTGGTAGATGTTACTTTAACACACTTCTTGATGATTGGAGTAGGTTCGAGATAGATAATAGAACAAAATACGATGCTAGTATATCGTCATCATTGGCACTATTAGCGTCACAGAAATATATTAAACCTAAAAAAGAAATAAAAGCTTCATCACCTTTTGTTAAAAAATATAACAATAAAGGTATGTACAGTAAAAGAATAAGAGTATGAACTACGGTAATGACAAAGATAAGTTAAATGGCTACCCATCACCTTTAGCTAGTAACGAAGAAAAAGCTACTAAAGAGTATGGTCTTGAGTATTTTAAGACTATGTACTATCAGTGGCATAATAATGGTGATGTTTATTTTAGAGATCGTAAGATGCGATATGGTCGTAATAGATCTTACGCTGAGGGTAATCAAGATGTAGGTAAATACAAAGACTTACTTGATGTCCAGGGTGACACCTCTTACCTTAATATAGATTTTACTCCTGTATCTGTAGTTCCTAAGTTTGTAGATGTCATTGTCAATGGTATGGTAAACCAAGAATATGATGTAAAAGCTAAATCTATAGATCCTATAGCTGCAAAAGAAAGGTTAGAAAAAAAGAAGATGATGTTTGCAGACATGATTAATAAAGATTTTTATGAACAAGTAGAGGATGAATCTGGTTTATCTTTTTCTAAGAAAGGTTTTGTTGCAGAGAATACAGAAGAGATTGAAATGTTTATGGCTCTTAACTATAAACAAAATGTAGAGATAGCTTTAGAAAAAGCTATAGAATACACTCTTGATGCAAATGATTATGATGAAGTAAAAAGATACATGATTCGTGACCTAGTAGTATTAGGTTTGTGTGCAGCTAAAACAGAAATATCTCAAACAGAAGGTGTAAAAATAAGACACGTTGATCCTGCAAATCTTATTACATCTTTTTCTTCTAAACCAGACTTTAAAAATATACGTCATGCGGGAGAGATTCACTCTATAACTATTGCAGATTTAAAACAACAAGCTGGTAGTGAATTTACTGAAGATGATTATATAAAAATAGCATCACAATACGTTGGTAAAAATAATAATCCAATGTATTATGGAACTCAGGCTTATTATGAAAATGGTAACGAGACTTATGATTACGATAAGTTTAGTGTAAATATATTAGATGCTGAGTTTATTACTAGTCATTCTTTAAAATATGAAAAGAAAGAAAATAAGTTTGGTGGTTATTCTGTAAACAAAAAGTCATCTAACTATAAGGCTCCTAAAAACTCAAAGACTAAAAGGGAGGATATAGGTCAAACTGTAAAAGTAGTATATAAAGGTAAATATATTATAGGTACAGATTATGTATTTAATTATGGTATGATGAAAGATATGCCTAGACCTAAATCTAATTTATCTGAAACTAGAATTTCGTATATAATTTATCAACCAAACTTATACAAAATGAAGAGTCGTTCTTTAGTAGATAGAATGATTCCTTTTGCTGATCAAATACAATTAGCTCACCTTAAGATACAACATGTTCTTGCAAAGGCTAGACCTAAAGGTGCTGCTTTTGAAATAGGATCTTTAGAGAACGTATCAAAAGGTGATGGTGGTACATTCACACCTTTAGAACTGCAAGAAATATATGATCAGACTGGTAATATATACTACAGACGTATAGATGACGAAGGTCAAATGACTGGAGCTATGCCTATACAAGAATTAGAAAATGGTATAGGTAGAGATTTTGGAACACTTATAGGTGTTTATAATCATAATATGCAGATGATTAGAGATGTGACTGGTGTTAATGAAGCTAGAGATGCATCTAAACCATCTAGCGAGGCTTTGGTTGGTGTACAGAAACTATCTTTATTAGCCTCTAATAATGCTACTAGAGATATAAACGATGCTTATCTTAATGTTACAAAAAGACTTTCACAGAGTATAACAATTCGTATGCAAGACCTAATAAACTTTAAAGGTTTACATAAGATGTATACAAACGTTATTGGTGAGTCATCTATGGAAAGTATAGATATGATGAAAAAACTTTCTATACATGAGTTTGGCATAACATTAGATGTATCTCCTAGCGAGGAAGAAAAACAGATGATGGAGCAAAACATTCAAGTTTCTTTAGCACAAAAAGAACTTAGAATAGAAGATGCTATTATGATTCGTACTATTAAGAATATTAAGATGGCTAATCAAATGCTAATCTTAAGAAGAAAAAAATATCAAGAGGAACAGAAATCTATAGCACAACAAGCAGCAGAGCAAAATGCTCAACTACAACAGCAGTCAGCTCAACAAGCTGCACAACTTAAGCAACAAGAGATGCAGGCTGAAGTCCAAGTAGAGCAAGCTAGAATACAAGCTAAAACTCAAGCTGAGATACAATTAAAGCAAGCTGAGTATCAGTTAAAAGAACAATTTGAACAAGCTCAACATCAAAGAAGGTTAAGAGAAATAGAGCTTAGTAACCTTGGTAAAGAAGGTGCTGCATCTGTTCAGGGTGGTGTAAGAAAAGAGGTTCAACAACAGTCTGCTATAAATCAATCTCAGATGATTGAACAAAGACAAGGTAAAAGAGGTCCTTTAGGTAATGAGCAAAATGTACCTCAATAATTTGTAATTATTATAAAATAGTTTATATTTGCGAAAATAACTAAGTTAAATTTAAGACAATGGATATAAGAGAACAGCTAGTAAAAAATTTTGGTGAACAGGTTAATCAATCTGAAAACCAACAAAATATTGTAGACTTAACTGGTGATGAAAACCAAGCAGTTGAGTCTCAACCTATGACAGAGGAACCTTCCAACGTCATAGACTTAACAGGTGAAAGTTCTTTAAATACTGAAGAAACTAACGTTGATGAAAATTACGCTAGTCAATCTGAAGAGAGTGAGGAAATCAGTGATGACGAAGTTGTCTTACAATACCTTAGCGAGAAGCTTGGTCGAGACCTAACATCATTTGATGATCTTAACGCAACAGGTGAACAAACAGAAAACAATGACTTTGCTAGCGAGCAGCTTCAAGTTATTAATGAGTAT